ACTAACAAAGAAAGCGGTGCCGATGATGCCGATAGGCCAGCCTTTTGCTTCCTATCAGGTAACTGGGGGCACTTTTGTTGGCATCAGCGATAACAGAACTAACTACATAAGAGATGGTTATCAAGTTAATGATATCCTTTACTCGACAATAACTCTGATCACAGACAAGGTAAAACTGCCCGATTGGACCACCTATAAGGTAGTCGATGAGGCCGCTTTTAAGGCTTATGAGGGCCTAATGAGAAAGAAAGACATCTCGACAGAGGACTTTCAAAAGGCTATGGGCTATAAAAAGAAAGCCTTAGAGCCTATTAAAGTTGACAGACTGACTGAGCTTTTACGATATCCTAACGACTACGAGACCTTTCAGGACCTAGTCGCTAACTCTACTGGATATAAGCTGATAACTGGTGGCCGCTGTGTTTGGGCTCAGATGCTTGACATGGGAGCCAATCAAGGCAAGCCTTATCAGTTGCACAATCTACCCTATCAAGAGGTAAATATCATTGCCTCTACTAATATGTTCCCCATCGTTGAGGAGGGGTACATGATTCCGGTCCTTTCAAATGCTTTATTCCCTAAAAGCCAAGTCTTACACGATAAGTACCAAAACTACGACTGGGATATAAACGGCTCGCACCTTTACGGCATGAGCCCTCTTAAAGCTGCCTTACGGAGACTAAGTAGATCAAACTCAGCTATCAAGGCGAGTGCTGCTATGCTCGAAAATCAAGGGGTAAAGGGTGTCCTTTATGTCGATGACCCTAGAGTTATCAATGGTGGTGTAGATGTGGCCGATACTAGAAAACAAGTAGAGGCTATTAAGAGTAAACTCGTAGGCAAAGGAGAATGGGTAGGTTCAGAGAACTGGGGCCGCATTGGTGTCTCTGGTTACAAGATGGGATGGCAGTCTGTTGGACTGAATCCAGTAGAGCTATCTATTATAGACTCTGAGAAATGGGATTTGAAGCGATTTGCATCCGTTTATGGAGTGCCTAGCCAACTGGTAGGCGATTCTGAGTCTAGCACATATAACAACGTAAGAGAGGCTGAAAAAGCCCTTACAACTCGTTGTGCTATGCCTCAGTTAGTTTCATTCCGTAACCACTTTAACAGAAAGCTACAAACAGACTGGGGATATAAAGGTCAAAATGTCTATATTGACTTTGACCATACCGTATTTACCGAACTGCAAGAGGATGTAGTCGAAAAGTCCAACTGGATTAAAACTCTGAAGGCATTAAGCCCTAATGAGCAAAGGATGCACTTAGGACTCGAAAGAATAGACAATCCTCTCTTTGATGAGCCTTGGATTACTCCCCAAGATGGTATGCCACTTAGTGAGTACGAAGCTCCAAACATGGACCTTAGTGATGTTAACGAAGTCGAAAATGAGGTCGAAGATGAGGTAGAGGATGAAAATGAGGAGATGAATGACGATTGATGAGATTGTCCGCACAACCTACCCGGTAACAAAAAGGGAGAGGTGCTGTGCGTTATTGAAAGCAAAAATGGATGCCAAGCGATTGGCTCTAAAAAATAGATTGATGGATGACCGACAAAGAGAGAAAAGAGTATGCGGAGAACTTCTCGAGAACCAATCGGAAGTTTGCAAAGACGCACTTTCCTAAGGTCAAAAGACAACTAGATAAAGTTGTCAGTTCTTTGATAGGTACAATAAAGAAAGTAGGAGCCAGACAAGCCCAAAGCAGACTGAGGACCACACTTTACAACGATGAGCTTTATAAACCAATAGAGGCCATCTACAAGCAAGTTGGGGTCTATCATGCCAATCAGATGTACAAGTTAATCAGAAGGGAGGCAAATCAGAAAGGCATAGGCAGAGATGAGCAGTGGACTAATTTTATCATCGATGAGTTAGAGAGGACCTTATTGCAATATGCAGTGGTCAAGACCTCAGAGACACTTAGGAACCATTTACTACTCGTTTTACAGAATGCCATCATAAAAGAGGAGACTGTGGATGAGATAGTCAAGACCTTAGAGCAGTCCGGCTTTACAGCCATGCAAGCCGAAAGGATTGTGAGGACTGAGGTAGGTCGGGCGGCTAACACTGGAATAAAGGCAGCAGCCGAGTCTTTCAATTACGAGATGGTTAAAGAGTGGATTGCCTTTAGAGATTCCAGAACCAGAGGATTTAAACCTGAGCAACCTAAAGACCACTTTCACATGGATGGCCAAGTAGTTGGCTTTTATGAGAACTTTGTGGACCCAAGGAGTGGCGAGAACATAGAATATCCCTTGGCTCCCGGTGGATCGGCAGCAATGGTTATAAATTGTAGATGTTCTTACATTGTTGTACCTAAAAGAGATAGCAGAGGGAGATTAATAAATATGGGAGGTGCTTAAGGGGCTACGGCCAATACTGCGGAATAATGAAACAACAACCAGCCTTAACCCTCCCCAAATATTGAATATGAAAAGATATTTTGAACAAAAGACAGTCAGCAACTCAGTGCAAGATGTTAGCACTACTACCAGAAAGGTAAAGGTTGCAATTAGCCAGATGGGCTCTAAAGACCTTGACAATGATGTCATCGACTTTAATGCCTACAACAAGACTATGGCAGAAAGAGGTCCTAAAGGTGCTAACCTTATTTGGCACTTAACAGACCATAACCCAAGCCTAAAGTCAGCCATTGGCAAGTTCTCTGAGCTGTATGTAGAAAAGGACTATCTGGTAGGAATTACCGATGTTCCCAACACTACATGGGGCAATGATGTCTTAGAGTTCTATAAGTCTGGTCATATTAACCAGCATTCTGTTGGCTTTAGGACTATCAAAGCCGAAAATCAAAAAAGTGCCGAAGGGGAGTATAACCTTATCAAAGAGATTCTCCTTTTTGAAGGTTCAGCGGTCCTTTGGGGTGCTAATCCCAACACACCTACTATCGAAGTAGGTAAGTCAACCGAGGAGGTAATGAGCCAGCATGAGAAACTGTCTAAGGAGCTTAGCCTGCTCTTAAAGTCATTGAAAGATGGCCGCTTTTCTGATGAGGCTTTCGAATTTATCGAGATCAGAGTAGCACAAATTAACGAGGCAATTAAATCCCTTATTTCTGTTGAATCCACTCCAAAAGTAGAGCAACCCGCTATTGCAGTTGTAGAAACCAAGGAGCCGGAGATAGACCTAAGTGGATTGAAGCATAATTTAACAAATCTATTAACTAAATTAAATTCCTAACATGGAAGAATTAAAAAGCATCGAGACTGCGGTAAAATCAGCTACCGAGTCAGTAGAAAAGATGAAGGCTGCCAATGAGGCTGCCATTGCTGATGTAAAAAGCCAAGTAGCTGAAGTAAAGGCTGCTGTGGTAACTATGGATGAGGCTTCTAAGAAAAACCAAGCTGCTCTTGACCAGCTGATTGCTGAGAAGTCAGCTAAAAAAGTTGACAACAAGAACAAGTCTTTCGGTGAGGCTTACAATGAGGCTATTGCCGAGGCTTTCGAAGCTAAGCAGGCTGAGTTAAAAGACTTCCAAAAGAACAAGAATGCAAAGTTGACTATCGACCTTAAGGCTGTGGGCACAATGACCCTCGGTAACAATCTTTCTGGTGATGGTGTTGCTTCTTACAACCAACGTCAAGGTTTGGTTCCTGCTCAGAAAATCAACATGCGTGACCTGATCCCAACTGCTGTATCTCCCACTGGTCTTTATGTGACCTATCGTGAGACTGGAACAGAAGGTTCAATCGGCATCCAGTCTGAAGGTAACCTGAAGTCTCAAATCGACTACGACCTGACTGAAGTAAAAGTAGTATCTGACTACATTGCCGGCTTTGCTCGTTTCTCAAAGCAGATGATGTTCCAACTGCCTTTCTTGCAGAACACTCTCCAGCGCATGCTGTTGCGTGATTTCTACAAGAAGGAGAATGCAACTTTCTTTAACACTGTAAGTCTGGCTGCTACTGGTTCAACTACTACCTCATCAACTGTTGATGCTGAGCAACTGGTTGACTGGATTGCTAACCAACTGGCTGCTGACTTCGATGCATCATTTGCTTTGGTATCTTACCAGCAGTGGGCTCGCTTGCTCAAAACTAAGCCTACTGATTACTCTGTACCCGGTGGTGTTGTAATTGACCCCCAAGGTAATGTCCGTATCGCTGGTGTGCCTGTAATTGGTGCTTCTTGGGTAACTGATGACAAAGCCCTAATCATCGACTCTAACTATGTAGAAAGAGTTGAGACTGAGGGCTTGCGTGTTGAGTTCTCTTATGAGGATAGCGACAACTTCCAGAGAAACTTGGTAACTGCTCGTGTTGAGTGCTTCGAGGACATTAACCTCCTCCGCACTGATGCTGTTATCTATGCTGACTTTGGTAATGTCTAATATAGGTGCTGTGGTTTGATGTGGTGGGGCCGGTTTCGGCTGGCCCCTTTTTTTAATAAATATCTATGCTTTACAATCTACTTATAGACTGGGAGGACCAGACCAATGAATCGGGGATAGTCGAGCCTCTGACAGTAAATGAGGTTAAGAACTACCTGAGATTGGAAGGGTTCATAGACAGCTCAGATAGCATCCCATCTGACTATGATGATGACGATGCTCTGATTGCTGATCTGATTACCTCTGCCAGAGAAAGGATTGAGGAGTTTACTGGCCTGAGCTTAATCCCTAAAACATGGGAGATTGAGTTCACTAACTTGGCTGGTGGCTTTGAGATTCCCTTTGGTCCGGTAACTACTATCCTAAATGTCAAAGATGATGAGGGAGATAGTATAAGCACAGATGACTTTGATGTGTCCTTAAATGGCCGCATCCTAAAATGGCCTAAATATGAAAATATGACCATGCTTTACGAGGCTGGTTATATTGATCTACCAAAAGGGCTAAAGGATGCCATGTATAAAGAGGTCGCTTATCGATATATCAATAGAGGGGATGAGAATAAGGAAGGCATGAGTAAAGAGGCCATAAATCTGGCAAGTAGATATAAAACAGTCAACTGGTTAGGATGATAGGCAACCTCAAACCGATAAAGCTCCTAAAATACACTAACACTATCGATGCCGATGGGGATGCTACCGATACGGTGGCAGTAACCTATAAGATGTGGGCTGAGATTAGTGATGAGGGAGGTGGTAGAACTCAGGCTGATGGTCGGACAGATATGTCAGATACTAAGACCTTTAAGCTACCATTCAGAGGCTACAATATCACACCTGACTACAAGATAGAATATTTCGGCCAGACTTATTCTATTAGTGCTGTGCGAAGGATTGATGAGAAACGATTTTATTGGGAAGTAACCGCATTTACCATCTTTGGTTAAAGTTAATGTCATAGGATTAGAGAGCTTAAAAAGCCGCATAGACTCGGCCAGTAAGGAATTAAAGGCCGATGTAGATGCAGAGCTTCAAGCCGCTGCCTTTGACTTTGTGGCTTTAGCTAAGAGAGATGTAGCCAGTCAAGGGGGAGATAGAGGTACTTTATTAAGGTCGATAACACAAAGCAAGGAAGGGGATATGTCCTATGTGGTTTCGGCTAATGTCTTTTATGCTCCATTCATTGAGTTTGGCACAAAGACTAAGTTCAACCCATACCCCGGCACCGAGGAGTATGCCAGCCAGTTTAAGGGGGCAAAGGGGTCGGGTACTTTGAAGCTGATAGATGCTATCAAAGGATGGGTAAAGAGAAAAGGAATTGCAAAGGGTAAAGAGGCAGACAGAGCAGCCTTTTTGATTGCTCGGTCTATCTACAAGAAAGGAATAAGCCCCAAGCCATTCTTTTTTAAGCAAGTACCGATTGTGAGAGAGAAATTGTTAACTAATGTTACAAGAGTACTAAATGGCATTTAAGACTGCACTTTACGACCTAAAGACTGAATGGTACAAAACCCTTGATGGGGTTATTAGTGTACCAGTCTATAAAGATGCTGTGCCTTTGAGTCAGAATGGCAACTATGTACTAATAAGGTCGGAGGGTAGTGCCCAGACAGACCTAAACAACTCTGCATTTTTTCAGTCTGCTATTATTGTGGTAGATATATTAACTAAATTTGGTACCATAGGAAATAGTAAGACTGCTTACGATATAGCCCAAGAGATTTACGATGAGATAATACTCGGACCTAACTCTTTTGGCATAACCATACCAGACCACCAGATTACACAAATAACGATTCAATCAGAGACCGAGCTTTACGAAGATGATGGCTCTGAGAAACTATTTAGACTTTTGCTTAGATACGAACATATTATAAATCAAAATTAAATAAAAACAAATGGCAGATGCTACAACAATCTCTGGCAGTGTGATGTTCATTGAATATTCAGACACTCCGAGTAGTGCAAGAAAGTCGGCTGTTTGCCAGAGTGAGGGATCATTCGATGGCAGCCGCAACGTAGTTAGTGATGAGACTAACTGTGGAACTTTGAAAGTATTAGGACCTCAAAACAACCGTTTCACTTTGAATGCGGTAGTTGACACTGTACCTGATGCTAACGAGGCCTCGTTCAATGATTTCCAAACTCTGTATGCCAACAACACTAAAAAGTACTGGCATCTGACAGATTCAGCCGAGACTATCTATCATGGTGGTTATGGTTGGATTTCAGCTCTCGGTCAGCAGAATGTTAGCGGTCAGACTGCTAAGTTCACAATGACTATCGAGATTGAGGGAGACATTGATACAGAACCAGCAAGCTAATAACACATGAAACAAATCACACACACAATCGGAGGTAAAGAGGTTACATTGGATGTCGGCAAGATGTGGTTCTCAAAGTTTTACGGAGAGGCTACATCTTCCGATCCTTTGTTAATGTCTGAACTTCTAAGCAAGCCCGACAAGCAATTTGATTTTATCTGTGGCCTCGTTTATGGTGGGTTAAACTGCTTTAACAAGGTCAATGGCATTAAGGAGTTTATCTCTATCGAGCAGGTCCAAGACTGGGTCGGTGCGATGGATGAGTCCGATGCCGCTAGTTTAATCAATAAGTTTGTAGAGGCTAATAAACCTAAAGAACAGGGGGAAGCCCCAGCCCAAGTGGCAAATCCTTAACTTGGGATGAGATGAGGTCGGAAGCCTTTGGCCAGATTGGTCTGCTTCCGGTGGAATTTTATGGTTTAGAGGTCGAGGAGTACCTGCTTTTGAGAAAGGGGTATATCGAAAAGGTAAAGAATGAGTCTGTCTTGTTAAGGTTTCAGACAGCCTTAATATGTGAGGCTCTGATAGGTAAGGGTAATGGGGCGAGGTTTGTCATGGATAGCTGGCAGCTCGAATCTAAGGCCGAACTAGACCGAGATCAAGTACGGAATCTACTAAAGGCTAAGAGAGAGAAAGAGGCACTAAAAAGGATAAAGCAGAATGGCTGAAATGCAGATAAAGATAGCGGCTGATGTCAGTAGTGCGGTTAGCGGTCTTGACAAACTAAACAAGGAGCTAGACCAAACTGCTAAAGATGCTGTCCAGTTAGGCAATGCGGTCGAGAATGCTGGTCAAAAGATTCGGACCTTACCAAATGTAACAGGTCAGGCCACATCTACCTTAACTAACTTTAGCCGAGTGGTGCAAGATGCGCCATTTGGTCTTATTGGTATAGCCAATAACATTGACCCTTTAATCAGTTCCTTTCAACAACTAAAAGCTACCACAGGCACTACTGGTGGGGCATTAAAGGCCTTAGTCGGCCAGTTAGCTGGTCCGGCTGGTGTTGCTCTTGCTGTTTCTACTGTTACATCATTGCTTATCACTTTTGGCGATAGGCTTTTTAGTTCTAGTCAATCAGCTAAACAATTAGCAGAGGAGAGTAAAAAAGTAGCTGATGAGCAAAAAGCTATTTTTGAAGGTATAGCAAGAGAAAGGGTTGAGATTGACAAGTTAATTATTGCCCTAAATTCAGAGAACACAACGAGAGGCCAAAAAGAGGCCATTCTTAAAAAGCTAAGAGCTATCAATCCTCAGTACTTTGGGGATTTGAAAAATGAGGAAGGTTTAATCAATAGCCTCAATATAGCTTATCAAAAATATACTGCGAGTCTGGTTGCAAGATCAGAAGTAGCAATATTGACTAGAGAGCTTGAAGATATAAGCACCGAGATTCTCAAATTAGAGAAAGCAGGTGCAACTACACAAATAATAGACCTAGGTCTCAAAAGGGGCTTAGATGGTAGAATACAAGCTGCAAGATTACTTACTAAAGAGGAACGTAATCAGCTTGACTTAAATACACAATTATCTCAACAATTAAGAGAAAGAGATAGGCTTTTAGGTCAAATAGTACAAAAACAAACTGGCTTAGAATTACCTAGCATTACTGGAGGTGTTGCTGATGTCAAGTTTGATTTTAATTTAATACCGGGTATAAGGAATCTGACTGAGTTTGAGGCTAAGTTAGCTGGTCCTTTACCTAGTCTATTGCCTGACTTACAAAAGGCGATAAAGAATATACAAACAGACCCAAAGGATGTAACAATCCCTGTAAGGCCTAGGATTAAAGCTGAGGGTACTGATAAGGCAGTCTTAGAGTTTTCTACCCAATTAACTCAGGCTTTACAAAATGCTTTACAGCAAGGCTTAGAAGGTATTGGAGAAAGCCTAGGCAACTTGCTATCTGGCGAGAACTTTGGAGAGGGTATCTTAAATGTGATTAGCTCTTTATTGACTGCCATTGGTAAAGCATTGATTGCTTATGGTATAGCCAAAGAGGGTATAGACAAAATCCTCGGTCCGGGTGGTATTGCCATCCCCGGTGCGGCTGCCATTGGCTTAGGTATAGCCTCAATAGCTGCTGCCTCTTTACTAAAGAATTTTGGAGGTGCAAGGGCTGAGGGTGGACCAGTAAGCGGCAATAAGACTTATTTAGTGGGAGAAAGAGGTCCAGAGTTATTCGTGCCAAATGTGGCTGGTACTATTGTACCCAATGATGAGCTGCCTAGCTTTGGTCAGGGATTGGCCTCTGTCTTAGGTGGCCGAGGAGGTGGAGGTACAACACTTAGAGGTCAAGATATTATTTTAGCATACGCAAGAACACAAAGAAGTCAACTCAGAGTAAATGGCTAACTTTTACAAAGGTAGTTTTGTTAATACGCAAGTGGATTATTCGGACAATAGCCCGAATGAGCAGACTATCTATGTAACCATAACAAACACAGCCGAAGTTGACCAATCTGAGGTTGAACTAGAGACAGCCGATGCTCCGGTCGTATTTCAAACCGTTGACAATTCAGAGGATAAGTTTACTGCTATAAAAAGTAAAAGCTGCACACTGAGGGTATTTACTAATGATGAGGTCAATGCGATGACCTTTTCTGATGGTGGGGATCAGCAATACAAGGTAGAGATTGCAGTAGGCAATGAAAATGAGATAATTTTTACTGGGTGG